AAATATTAGAAGATCAAAAGTTGATTTACTTATTAATAAAGAACCAAATCCATTTCAAGATGTAAGCACATTTAAAAGAAATCTTTTGATAGACTTACTCATAGATGGTAATATATTTATATATTTTGATGGTGCCCATATGTATCATCTACCAGCAGAAAAAATGAGAATCTATACTGATGATAATACTTATATAGAAAAATATAGTTTTGACAATAGTATAGATTATAGTGTAAATGAAATAATCCATATTAAAGAGAATAGTTTTAATTCTATTTATCGTGGTGTACCAAGATTAAAACCAGCATTTAGAACAATGCAACTTCTTGGTAGCATGAGAAGATTTCAAGATAATTTCTTTAAAAATGGAGCAGTTCCAGGTTTAGTACTAAAAAGTCCTAATACTCTCTCAGAAAAGATTAAAGAGAGAATGTTACAAGCATGGAGTATTAGATATAATCCTAACACTGGAGGGAAAAGACCTCTCATTCTTGACGGTGGTTTAGAAGTTGATAAACTTTCTGAAATTAATTTCAAAGAGTTAGACTTCCAAGAATCAATCAAATCAAATGAGAGAATCATTTTAGAAGCAATGGGTATACCACCAATCTTAATGGACGGTGGTAACAACGCTAACATAAGACCAAATCACAGGCTATACTATTTAGAAACAATACTACCTATAGTAAGAAAAATAGGATATGCCTTAGAAAGATTTTTTGGATTTGACCTTAGTGAAGATGTAACAGGTATTCCTGCTTTACAACCCGAACTAAGAGACCAAGCAGCATATTACGCAACATTAGTAAATACTGGTATTCTAAGTGCAAATGAAGCTAGAGTTGCTATGGGTAAAGATCCGATTGAAGGATTCGATGAACCAAGAGTACCTGTAAATTTAGCTGGTTCATCAATTAATCCAGAGGAGGGGGGACGACCACAAGAGAGTTCTCCAATAGAGGAAGAATAATTATGACAAAACATAAGATGTTAAAAGCTGTATCCGATTTCTTCGTTGAAAAAGGCGTAGAAAAAATGGATTTAGCTACTTATAAGTCACATGGTATTGATGTTCCTGTTAAGGACTATCTTTTAAGAAGACAGTTCGGTTCATGGAATAGAGTTTTATCACAAGTGAACTATAGATTTCCTGTTTCAGTCGCTCCTGTAGAGGTTGAAAAACCAAAAGCAGCTCCTAAAGTGGAGAAAAAAGTGGAGAAACAAGATGGCGAATAAGATATTTCATTGGACAAACACGTTCAAGACCTTAGGCGAAACCGATGATGGCGGCATCGACATCAAAGGTTCTGCAAGTACAAATGCACTAGATAGAGCTGGCGACATAATTGAAGCCGAGGCGTGGACAAAAGGTGGATTAGAAAATTTTAAAAATAATCCAGTATTACTTTTTAATCACGACTATAATAGACCTATCGGTAGAGCAACAGGTTTAGAAGTAACCGATAAAGGCTTAGAGATTCAAGGTAGAATTTCAAAAGCTGCTGGTGAAATAAAAGATTTAGTTAAAGACGGTGTTCTTGGAGCCTTTTCCGTTGGTTTCAGAGTCAAGGACGCTGATTATATGACAGAAACTGACGGATATAAAATCAAGGACGCTGAACTATTTGAGGTGTCCGTAGTATCTGTTCCTTGTAATCAAGGTGCAACTTTCTCAGTTGCAAAAGGCTTTGATAACATGGAAGATTACGAAAAATTTAAAAAGCAATTTATAAAGGCTAACTCAGTTGACTCAGCAGACGCTGTGAAAGTTGAGCAGCCAAGCGGGGAGAAATCCCAAAAAATGGAGACTAAAATGTCGGAAGAAAAAATGAATCCTGAAACTTCTCCAGAGTTCGATCTTGACAAGTTCGCGGCTGAAGCAGCTGAAAAAGCTGTCGCTCAGTACGCAATGAAGCAAGCAGAACTTAAAGCAGCAGAAGAAAAAGCAAAGATTGAAGCTGAAGAAAAAGCAGCAGAAGTCGAAGCGTCTGAAAAGGCTGCTCTAGAAGCTAAGCAGGAAGAACAGAAAGTTGTTGTCAAAGCAAGTATGACAGGAGCTGAGAAACTTGTTTCTGATATTGAGAAAAGAGTCAATGAAAAGCATGAAGATTTAGAATCAGTTGTTAAATCTCTTGAAAAAGAATTAGCAGAAAAATCTGAAGAAATCATGAACATCAGAGAGTCAAAAAGAATTTTCTCAGACAGACAAGGTCAAGGTGACTGGAAGAAAGCATTTGAGAACGATATCATTGACGCAAAATTTGCTGGTTTAGCTACTGGTAAAGGTTGGGACAATGATTATGCGAAAGGTGTAATGGAAAAAGTTAATGCACATAGTGGTGTTGCTGTTTCATCTGCAGACTTTGAGCAAGTTGTTTCACAAAACATCGAAAGAGATATTCAGAATGAATTGGTCTTAGCACCTCTATTTAGAGAGATTCCAATGACTTCTGCTAATATGATTATACCTATCCTACCAGACGCAGGATATGCTGAGTTTACTGGAAACCAAGCTGCTAGTGGTTCTTCACCACATGGTAACTTGCAAGAAAGAGGCGACGCATACAACCCTGGTTCAGCAGGTGGTGTTGATCTAACAGAAAGAACTCTTTCAACTAAAAAATTAATCTCACAATCTTACTTAGGTAATGAGACTGAAGAAGATGCAATTATGCCAATACTTCCTTTAATTAGAGAGTCAATGGTTAGAGCACATGCTAGAGCAATCGAAAATGCTATCCTAGCAGGTGACGATGCTGATGGTGCTTTTGGTACATCAGGTGCAGCTTTTGAAGGCTTACTACACTTAGCAAGAAATGATTCAGACTTTACACAATCAACAACTGCATTTGCAACTGATACTGTAACAGCAGCTGAATTATTAAACATGAGAAAGAACATGGGTAAATATGGTGTGAATCCAAGTGAAGTAGTATACATTGTTTCACAAAGAACATACTATGAACTACTAGAAGATCCTGAGTTCCAAGACGCTAACCTAGTTGGCGACATGGCAACTAAGCTATCTGGTGAAATTGGTCAAGTATTCGGTTCAAGAGTACTATTATGTGACGAGTTTGCAGCACCAGCAACTGGCAAGTTCGCAGCGATCGCAGTATACCCAAGAAACTATGTAATGCCAAGATTAAGAGGTGTTACAGTTGAGTCAGACTACGAAGTAGCGCAACAAAGAAGAGTCCTAGTGGCTTCACAAAGAATCGGATTTACCGATCTTATCGATGGTGCAACTTCCAAGTGGGGACACATGTACAAAGCTAGCTAATAGCTTATATAGATTGGAGGGGATTCGTCCCCTCCACTTTTACGGAGAATTATGGCAAATTTAGTAACATTAAGAGAATACAAAGACTTCGCGGGAATTACAGGAGTAAACCAAGACGCGAGGCTGAATGTTATTATACCTTCGGTAAGCCAAGCAGTAAAAACATACTGCGGAACAAGTTTTGTTGATCACTACAGTTCAGCTAAAACAGAATTTTTTGATATTACAGATGATTTGACTACCAAGATAATTGTCGATGAGAGTCCAATTGTGAACGTAACATCAGTACAAGAAAGAGAATCTCAATCAGATTCTTATGTAACTTTAATAAGTGAAAATTCTGACAGCAGTGGTAAGTATGACTACATAGTTGATATGGAAAGAGATACTATTATTAGAACTACTGCTACAGGAGACAAATCGTTTCCAAAAGGCAGAAAGGCAGTAAAAGTAGTATATACCTCTGGTTATGCTTCTACTCCGTCAGATTTAAAATTAGCATGTTTTGATTTGGTAAAGTATTACCTAAAAGACGAAAGAAAAGAAAGATTAAGTATAGCAGGCGCTCAGATACAGAATCAAGTGTCTACTAGCTTACGAGATAATATAGACTTTCCAGACCACATCAAGAGAATACTTGATTTCTATAAAGTTTATAAATAATGCCAACAAACGTAAATTTTAGTTATAAGACTGTTGCAAAAGCAGATAGAGGAAAACTTCTTGATAAGATTATAAAAGAACAATCTAAGAGGTTATTTCAAAACACAAAAATGATTCGTAACGAATTAGATACGAATGGAAAGATACAGGTTGATAGGCAAAATGATTTTTTTACATCATTAAGAAAAGCAATAGGCAAACTTAATGCAACTCAAATACAAAATATTATAGAGTATGCTTCAGTAGAAACATTTGGTGAATTGAGCGCAGCTTTGAACAAACTAAAGTCAGCATTAGATGATGCAAATATGGTGGCTTTAAGAAATGCTCGAGGTCAGATTCAATGGGAACACGATCATATTACTCAAGAGCCTATTAATGTAGCTATCACTGTAACAATTATAGCACTTGTAGACTGTATACAAGATATGCAAAAAGGAGTAAACTTTACAGATACAGGAGTTGGTGCTAATACTGGTTTAAACTCTACAAAGGTAGGAGGTCTTAAAAATATAGTTAATGAGTTACGAGTACTTAGAAAGATGGGAGACTTATTAGAAAATGATCCATCTCTTACTCCTGCTGAAATGAGGCAGATAATTGAAAACGACGGATTCGTAGATATTAGTACTTTAAAAGATAAAGATTTAGGATTTAAAGATGGAGTTGCAGCAACAATTAGTACTACACTTACTACTGTACATGGAGCTAAATCTGCCAAACAACAACAAATAGGTGGTGCAAAATTTGCTTTACTTAACAAAGAAGCAGAGGTATCAGATCAATTTGTTAAAGATTTAATTACAGAAATTAAAGCAGTACAAGTAGATAGAATTACTGGATCAAAAAGTTTAAAGAAGGCAAGACAAGAAAATATATCAAAGTTAGTTAGAGGACAAAAAACAAAAAGTGCAAAAGTTAAGTCAAGATCTCAACTAACTAGAAAAGGAACAAAAAGTAATATTCCAGCTAGATTAGGTAAACATTTAGTAAAAGAAACCTCTGCAGATATAGGAAGAGCAGTAGCAATACTAGATGCCAAGATAGGGTCAGCAAAGAAAAAGAGAAAGACCGGAAGAGAAGCTGGAGACAAACAAAGAGACCTTAATCTGCTTAGAACAAAGATTAATACAAGATTAGGAGCAGCTGTAAGAAGAAATATGGGTAGACCCGCATTGAATTCAGATAGCGTAGTACTACTTAATTTGTATCAAAGAGGAGAAACTCAAGTTGCAGGGGATTATACATATTTATTAAGCCCTTATGAAACATTTGAGAATACTGGAGAAAAACAGTGGCCTACAGGATACAATCCAAATCCTCTTATAAAAAGAAGTATAAGAGAAACAGCCGAAGCAGTAGCAGAAGATAGGTTCACATTTTATTTAAGGAGAGTGTAATGCCACAGTATATGACAGCAAGAAAAAAGATTGTAGTTGCACTCGCTGAAAAACTAAAGGAGATTGACGGAAGTCACCCTTATAAAACGAATGTTTTTGATAATGTAGAAAGCAAACTAAGTTTTCTAGATGAAATAGAACAATATCCTAAGGTTTGTGTAGTATCAGGAGATGAAACTAGACAATATTTACCAGACGGATTTAAATGGAGATTTTTAATAGTTTCCGTTAGAGCATATGTTCATGATGAAGATGATGCTCAAGAAACATTGGCACTTTTAATCGAAGATATCGAAAGAATTATAGATGAAAGTGACACATTAGTGTATGATGACGCGGTAGACCCTAATTTGCAAACAACATCAATGACAATACAAAGTATTACGACTGATGAAGGAGCAATAGCCCCTCTGGGCATAGGCGAAATCCTCGTTGAAGTACGATATTAGGAAACGATAACGCTCATTAATATGACGCGGAATCCTTTCCAAAGAAGAAAAATAGGAGAAAGCAATGGCTTTAAATCTATCGAGAAATACCAAGGTATTTGTTAGTTCAGTAAATGGAGTAAGCACAGATGGCAACGCAGCAAGAGGCGCTATAGTTGATTTAAATATTAGTGGCGGTTCTGGCTTTGCAGCAAATGAAGTGTTAGTTCTAACTGGAGGAACAGGTACTGGAGCAAAAGTTATAGTAAAAGCAGTAAGTAACACAGGAGCAATTACTGAAATCTACCTACCTAATAATTTTAGGGGGTC